AGCCGGTTAACTTCAATTTCAATGAGCAGCCAATTGGTGATGACGGTACTTATGGTGCCGTGCGTAGCATGGAAGTTCACCCTGACCGAGTAATCATTCTGGCTGAGGGTTCGGAAGATGAAAATATTCTATCTGGCATCCCACTGAACGAGGCTGGGTATAACGACCTTCTGGACATTGAGAAGACAAAAGGCGGTAGCGCTGAAGGATTCCTGAAGAATGCTAGTCGTCAGTTGGGTATTACCTTTGACCCTGAAACTGATATGCAACTTATCGCAGATGCAGCCAAGCAGGCAGGGTACGCAGATGTCGGCGAGGCCATGAACGATAAGATGATGAAGCTAAATCGGGGAACTGATGCGGCTCTCGTCACTCAATCTGGCACTACGTCAGTCTTATCCGTTGCTGCTGCCGACCCAACGCCATCATGGACAGTCTCAGCAAATAGCTACGCGTCGACAATTGGATGCCCGTTCAACATCTTATTCGGTAAGCAGACCGGTAATCTCGCATCAACTGAGGATAAGAAAGCATGGGCAGCGCACTGTAACGAGCGCCGTCAAGGATTCATGTCTGACCTGATTGTTAATGTGATTACCCGATTCTGGACGATTGGTTTAATCGAACCGCCGACTAATGGCGAAGTAACCGTGCAATGGTCCGACTTATTGGCTCCAGCCGATGCTGACAAACTGGCGAATATGTCCACTATGGCCGATATCGCCCAGAAGACGCAGCAAGCCTTTGGCACTCCAGCGGTTGAAGCTAACGAAGTCAGGGCAGCAGGTGAACTTGAACCGATAGCAGAGCCAAAGCCGAAAGAGGTTCCGAATGTTGACCCACTTACTGGACAATCGAATCCGAACACCGATAATTCCGCGCAATAAGTCAGATCCAACTCAATCAGCCAAGTCAGTTAATCGAATGTTCAACGATATCGAACATCGTTACTACCAAATTAAGGTAAGACTGAAAGAAGAGTTAGATAGGAGACTGCGGGGCCGTGAGTCGGCGGTGAATACGAAGTCATACGCTGTTCACGGTGCGACAATTTATCAGGTGAATGCCAGTAGCTATATCTACGATATGACCGCTACTCAGTTAGCTGACTTGCTGCAAGTTGTGCAAACGATACTTGATGAGTATTTGCTGGAAGGTAATAGCGATAATCTCTGGGCGCTATCATACGTTGCTGATGAATATCAACGAGGCACTCAGGCGGCCTACACTAACCTTTCTGTGCAATCAGCTACCTACGCATCACATACCACCTTATCGTCGCTCCTAGGCTCTCCTGCTTACCAGAATCAGATAGCGGCAGCCTATGTTAGCACGTACAGCGATTGGAAGGGTGTCAGTGATAAAGCTAGGGCTGATTTAGCCAATGTCATTGCCGATGCTATTGGACGAGGAATTAACCCGCGAGAAACTGCGGGTATCATCAGTAAGCGTCTTGATGTGAGCATGTCCAGCGCTAAGAATATCGCTCAGACAGAACAGGTCGGGGCATTACGCGAGGCGCAGTGGAACGAAACAACTTGGTCTCGGGATAGGTTAGGGCTGAATACTTCCTTACTCCACCTTTCCGCACTCAAGCCAACGTCTCGTTCATGGCATGTAGCGAGGCATGGACACACCTACACGCCGGAAGAGGTCAGAGAGTGGTATTCACAGAACGGTAACCGTTACCGCTGTTACTGCTCTCAAATCCCCGTCATTCTTGATGACAAAGGCAATATCGTTAATCAAGGCATGGTTGAGCGCTTATCCAAAGAGCGTAAGCAATGGCAGCAAGCATCGTAATCAACTCATAAAAGAGGACTCAGCATGTCACGCAACTGCGTAAATGTGCTGTCGGTCATTAACTCAGCTTCGAATATCTCAACCGAAACCATCAACGGACGCGATCACATTATCGTGCGCGGCATCACGCCTGTTGTTGATGACATTGTGATGAATCGCAAGCTCTATCCGGCAGCAGAAATAGCAAAGAGTTATAAAACGCTAGAGCGCAATCCCATGCCTCTAGGTCACCCAAAATTAGACGGCAAGCATATCTCAGCCCGGGACGTGCAAGCGGTTAACCAGTATCACGTCGGAGCATGGTTACAGAACGTCAACCACTCAGGCGGTAAGGTTACTGGCGATATGTACGTAGACCGCCGCTACGCCGAAGCATCCGACAACGGTAAGCGACTCCTAGCTCGACTAGATGATATGGCGGCTGGAAATAACTCTGAGCCGATTCATATCTCAACAGGGCTTACTTACTCAGGAATCGTTGCTAACGGTGACTCGAAAGGTAAGAAGTACGATGAAATTGCAACGAATATGGACTTTGACCATGTCGCGGTATTGCTCGACGAGCCGGGAGCCGGAACGCCTAACGATGGAGTCGGCATCTTCGTCAACTCAGATGGTACCGAGCAGCAAATCGAAGTCGTTAATCTAGCCGAAGCACAGACCCCTGATGAATTACCACCTGAATCATATTCATTTTTCCAACAGCTAAAGGCGTTTTTCAGCGCCAACAGCAAACAACCCAAAGAGGAAGTAGACCCGATGAAAGAACTCATCACCAATGCGCTGAAAGCTAAAGGCATCCCGACTGAGGGTAAGTCTGACGCTGAACTGATGGACGCATACAACAAGTCGGTAGCGGCAGATGCAACCGCGAAAGAAGAAACACCGGAAGAGAAAGCCGCGCGTGAGAAGAAAGAGGCTAAAGGTAAGCAGCCCGAAACAGCTACGAATTCTGAGCAGCAAAATGAAGCATTAATGACTTTGATTTCCACAGCGGTAAATGCAGCTGTAGAACCCCTGAAAGCTCAATTGAACGCTAACGCAGACCAAGAGAAAGCAATGATGCGCTCAGCGGTAAAAGCTAAGTTCGGCATGACCGACATCGCAGTCAATGCGCTTGAAGGTGAACCACTCAAAGAGCTTTACGCACAATGCGCCACTTCACACGGCTTGAGTAATGCTTTCAACCACTCAACCGAAACCAAATCCATCTCAGAAATGCCGGAGTAATGAAAAATGGCTAAAGACGGTAAACACGTAATTCACGCAGGCGGGATTTTCCCTAATCCCTTAATTCATCGCGAAGGTTCGGCGGCGGCTGACGTCCTCCCCGGCACGGTCGGTTACTTCGATGCTGGCAAGTTTACGGCATCGGCCACTGGCGCTGAGTCAACAATCCTCTACGTTGCCAACATGGATTATCTGCGCTGCAAGGGCGTAGACGACACCATCGAGGCGGGTGAGTTGGTTGTTGGCATTCAGCCGCTGCAAGGTTTGTTCCTGAATGTCCGCGCTGCTGCTGGCACCTACACCAAGGGTCAGCCGGTCGCAGTAGCTAATGGTCAGATTAAAGCGGCTTCGGCTGGTACTCCTGCAAACGGTGAAACTCCGGCGGTAGCGGGTGACGTTGTTTTCGCATACGTCGAAGAAGACACAGCATTGACTGCGAAAGCAGGCGATCTGGTTCGCGTAGTATTCAAATAAGGATAAATAAATGTTTGGATTTTCAACTAAAAAAGCCACAGAAACTGGAAACCTTGAGGCTAACAAAGCCCAGTTCAATGAGCTATCCATTGCACGAAATGCTAGTCAGCAAGCAGTGGCCGACTTTATTGGCAGAGCTCGCGGTTTTCGTGAGGACGAAGTTCGTTTGTTGGCTGCAAATGCCGTTGACGACATTCGCCGGTTATATCGCACCTATGACCAAACGGTCCTTTCAGAGTTTCAGCCCAATACTGAATTCACGCTACTTAATGACTTAATGCCTCTTTCTCGGTCTGTTCGACTTGAGGAATCGGTGTATGAATATGCTCGTACTGGCGGTCGTGGTTGGGCGCATACTTCCATGTCAGGACAGATTGGCGCGGCACTTGATGCGCGGACGTATAACTTTGATGGAACGATGGTTCCTATTCATGACTCAGGTTTTAAATTTGAATGGCGCGATCCAATTTTCAATAAAAGCTCTGCTTTGCAATCTTTAGCAGATGCCCAATCCAGCTCTGTAGACGATGTTCGCCGTCAGTACGTTGATTACATCTGGAACGGCTTCAAGGATAGCCAAGGTAATTTCGTCAAGTTTGATAATAAAACTTGGAAAGGCCTACGCAATGATGAGCGTGTAGCACAAATCACTCTGACCTTTAATTTTGCGACAAGCCAAGATCCAAAGGCAATCCGTCAGCAAGCCATTGCGTTACGGGACGTCTTGAAACTCCAAAACCTGCAATATGGTCAGCAGACTTGGTATGTGTCCAGTGAGATTATGTCTAACTGGGAGCAATATTACGACGTTAACTCCTTGCGGACAGTTCTTGAGGAAATCCTGAAGCTTTCAGGCGTATCTGCCGTGAAAGAGGATGCTGAGCTTTCTGGTAACGAAATCAGTATCGTTCCTCTTCAAGCAGGCGTTATTGCTCCTGTCGTTGGTCAGGCATTTGGTACGGTAGCTTCTCCTCGGCCTGAATTTAATAGTGATTATATCTGGCGTACCTGGGGAGCTGCTGGCCTGATGGTTAAGCAAGATATTCAAGGTCACTTCTCAGTAGTTCATGCGTCTAGCTAAGGAAAAATCATGGCACTCGTAAAAATTCTGGCTTTAAACATCTTTGCCGGTGCCAGCCTCCAGAAACTGGAGACTGGAAAAACCTATGACGTTGATGATTCACTGGCTGATAAGTTGATTACTTCAGGTAAGGCTGAGAAATCGACCGAGAAGAAGGGCGAGAAACTGGTAACTACCACCACTCCGGAAACCTCAACTTCGACAGACGTCTCGGCTATTCAGGCTAAACTCGATGCCGCGCTGGCACAGGTTAGTGAATTGACTGATGCTGCGACTGCAAAAGAGGCAGAGCATGCCGCTGCACTGGAAGCCGAAAAGACCCGAGCCGATACCGCAGAGGCGGCGCTGGCTGAAGCAACTAAAGGTAAATAATCATGGCAGCCCAAATCACGCTTGAAGACGTAAAACCGATGATGGCTGAATTGGGCTTCACGGTTCCTGACTCGTTACTCACCTTACTACTCTCGCAGGTGAGTGATGTGTCGGCATGTATGGACGGGGCTGGATATTCAGAGGGCTTGCAAAAGTTACTGCTTATCTACGCTGTATTGCGTCTCGCGGCCCTGTCCGGTGCGCGTAAAATATCGTCACAGTCGGCTCCTTCCGGTGCTTCTCGGTCTTTCACCTATGATTCAGCGGGTACTGATTACTTACTCAAGCAGATTAGAGCGTGGGACAGTAACGGATGCCTGTCTGGCCTGCCGCTATCGAGTAACTCGGTAGGGTTCTTTGATGTAGTCGGAGGCTAGATGGAATGGATTAACGTTACTGAAAAGCTTCCTAAGCCACTATCGAGGGTATGGGTCGAGACTAATTCTGGTAGAAAAACGACCGCTTACCTCAAGTCTGATGGTCAGTGGTTCCTATTCTGCCGAAAGATAGCTGATACCAATCCTGTGATTGTAAGGTGGCGGGAATGAGTTCTGTAGCTAACTGGTCATATACCGCCCCTTGCACCATCTGGCGGAAGAAGGTCGGTGAAGACGGTAGCACTATGGATGAATACGGGCAGCCACTCGGCTTTACGGCTCCCGAAATCATCATGTGCGATTACCAAGGTGGGCTATCAGCAAAGATTGGCGATATCGGCACAGAACAGGTGGTTAAAAATACTTTCTGGTCTGAGTTCGACAAAGCCGAGAAGGGCGATTATATCCTCATTGGCGAATCTACCGAAGCTGACCCATTAACCGCTGGCGCTGATGAAATTATGCAGATAATCCGTTATGCCGACACCTTTGAACGGCTAGCAGATGATTATGCGCTGCTGACGGGAGTATAGCATGGGCGTGAAAGTGAAGGGTATTAGTGCGGCTAAGCGCAATCTCGATACGATTATCGATAACGTTCAAGGTCGTAAAGTAGTCAGGGCACTGCAAAGTGCAATGATTATCGGGTCTTCTCAAGCTGCTGTTTACACCCCCATCGACACATCAACCCTAATCAATAGCCAATATC